CATTTTGGCCAGTCTGACTTCTATCGCACTTAATCTGTCGTGTAACCCTTTGTATCTCTCTGAACAAAGGTCCACGTGTGCTTCTAGGTTTTGTTTTTCTAGTTCTGTTGTGTGTCCACTCATAAATTCTTTTAATTCTGTTTTGAGGTACCGTACCTCCGTTAGTATCGCCTTGACGTCTGCCTGTTCCATGCCTATGTGTGCCTTAGTTTGTTTGTGTCTTGTTGCCTAATGTATGCTATTATTTATCTTGATATCCAGCATAGGAAAAGTACGTGTTTATTGTCTTGAGATTCTCTGTGTCAAATGTGGATAATGGAAATGTTGTGGTCTCTTTGCAGAAACTTACGATAGGCACATTGTGGAAATCGCTGATCAATGACGAAGTCATCATGTCGTCATCTCCATATACTCCTGATTGTTCTGTAAAGAACTGGAAGTGCCAAGTGTTATGTTTTCCCTCATAGAAGCTACCAAAGTTGCTGTTACCTAGTGTGTCGTTAACTCTTTTAGGTGGTACTTCCCACGTGATGTTTGCTCTCATCTGTAATAATTGTAGTAGGGTGTTGAAGTTTGAATTTTGATTACGTGCTATGGCTAATGAGTGCTTGTCGTGTATCACTTCGTCTGCAGTTGTCTTGAATGGAAACTGTTGTTTTAGATTACCATTGTCTGTGATATCAACCAGGGTGTGAATTCTGTACTCGTACATATGTGTTTTCAATATTTAAGTCGTAAAAAAAGGGTGAACAAATTAATGTCCACCCTTTTAAATGTCTTACGTAAAAACTTATTAATTGCTATTATTATACAGCGATTGTTAAAGTTTTTGCAGTTACCGTTGCCGCTGAAACGTCCACTGAATCGTGTGTTCCTAACGCTCTGATGTCTGCTTGTAAAGTAGCTACTACTACTGAGTCAGTACCTTCAGTTATGAAAGTTTGCTCTGTGTTTGAGTTACCTAATGGTCCTGCCGCGATGATCGTTGCTGTTTGCATGATTGAATCAAGAACTGCTTTTTGAACACCTAATGGTCCTGCTGAACCGTTTACTGCGTTGATGTAATCAACTGTGAATAATTGGATATCTTTACCAATCATTTGTGCTGGTACTGTTGTTGCTACCGGGTTTACTTTAGTTGTCATGTTTAAATCCTCCTTTTATCTGATTAAAATGACTTTGATCACACTCTGTAATCAAGTTGCAAGTATTTATAAATTATTTTGGTAAATTATGCTGTAATATTACTATTTTGTCCACACTTCGTCACTTCTAACACGTGAACGGCAATTATAACCGAGATTGATCAGTATTTGCCGACATTCTCCAACTATATGTGGTCTCTTACGTTCCTTCATCTCTATGTTGATCACAGGATTGTTTTTCCTTATAGTTTCTTGTGCACCTTGGAGCACAGGAACCTCAAATCCATCCACGTCAATTTTGATGTAGTCGACATCTGTTAGATTGAAACTGTCCAGTGTCCTACATTCTATGTCGCCTTCTCCCTCTTTCAGCACTGTGGAGTTGAAGTCCTGCTGTGCAGTGTGTTCCTTGTCTGACAGACCATAAGGCCACAATGTCACATTTGATTCTGTGATGTTCTTGTTGAAACACTCTCTGAAGTTAGGGTTGGGTTCGAAGCAGATGACCTGTTGGAATTTCTCAGCCAATGGTCTAGTCCACTGTCCCACGTTGGCGCCTACGTCTATGGCGTTCCTCCATTGTTTCACATGTCCAAGACTGTTGTTTCGTTGGGCCAATTGGCCATTACCTGCCTGTTCTAAGAAAGTAGGTTCAGTGTGTTGTCCGTACAATACCCAAAAGCTATTGTTCATATGTTCTAGGATAGTTCTTTGAATTTACGTTGTATGTCTGTGTTTGGTAATTTGACTTGTAGCAGTTGTTTTAATTTGGCCAATGTTTGTGCTTGTTGTCTAGAATCTAAACTGTTGTAATTGGCCACAGCTCTTCTCAAATTTCTAAAATTAGCATCACGGATACCAAGTGCTGTCTCTAACTGTGTCAGTACCTTATAGTGGCTCTCATACGTTCTTAGGTACCTTCTTAATGCCATTATTGGCACAGGTTGTCTCTGCCTCATGGCCTGTGCTTGATTTTTATTTTTTAATTTTTTGGTAATCTCTGGATCACCTGCCACAATGGCCAACATGTTTGCTAGGTCATTGTTTACCATTCTCACTTGATCGAATGTTCCTTTTTGCATGGTCTGAGCAGAGTATGATTTTACAAATGATTTGCTGTCATCTCTTTGACTCATTAATCCTAAAGCAAGAAAACTAAGATATATTCGTTCTGTTACATCATGAAATGTGAATCTACCCAAGTCACTATGTCGTCTAATAACTTTGGCTTCAGATACATACTTTAAAAAAGGTGTTAACATACACGTATTTATAGAACAGATGCAACGTAATTTTATTCTCACAGACCTAATGAAGACCGGAGAGAATGCTCTGTACGAGCAGTTTATCAATATGCACAGTCTTAATGATCAAACGTTTGATTGTACATCAGAATACTATATGCTACAACACTATGATTTAGATTCATATGATAGGAAATTTGCCATCATAGACAGATCAAAGAGGGGAGAACAGCACCCATCACACAACACAGAATATAGACAAGAGTTGGAACGTAGAAAAGTATTATTACACAGTCAAGGGTTTAAATTCATACTCGCAACACCATGGGAGTCCAAAGAAAATATAGATGCACTTACTTTGTGGCCTAAACAAACAAACGAGATATTGTGGTCAGGCGGAGTATCTTGGTTTTGGTTTTACATGTATAACAAGCACAAGGACAGCAAGTTTAATTTTGATCACTCTAACAAAAAATATGACTTCTTGTATCTAAACAAACAACCTAGAGATCATAGGGTAAAACTTTATGAAAAAATGTTAGACAAGGGCGTACTAGAAAATAGTTTGTACACCAATTGGCCAAAGAGAAAACTGCCCACAGACTATGAACTGCCATGGGCACAAGACTATCCACAGTATGGCATGGACCAAGACATATTCGAGAAGCCGTACAACGATACTGCATGTAGCATTGTGTCAGAGACCAATGACAACGATCATGAGGTGTTTATGACAGAAAAAATTTGGAAACCTATAATAGCTCAACAGTTTTTTGTAGTGCATGGCAATTACCTATATCTGCAGAAGTTAAAAGAAATGGGCTTTAAGACTTTCAACAACTACTTTGAAGAAGCATACGACTTAGACAGAGATCCAAGTATGAGAATTGATACCATTGTTGATGTGTGTGATAGGTTACGTGATGCTCAATGGAAGGACATGTATCTGCGAAGCCAATCACTGCGACAGTACAACTTTGATACATTTTTTAATAAAGAGAAGTTGGGTACAGAAATTAATAATACTTTGAATCTATTTCTTGAATTTGCTGACAGCAGTCAAGTTTCTTCTTGAGAATCCTAATCTATCCACCAGTTTAACAGCACTACCTGATTTATCCACAGCAACAAAACCTTCTGGCTCTGTCACTTCTAATCCACCATCTGTTTGTGAGAACGATCCGATAGCCATTGCTTGATTCATTTTCTTTAAAACAAATGCTTTCATCTGTTGTACTGCTTTGTAGAATGTCATCATAGCCTGTAATGGTTTCTTTGCTTTGCTTAAGAACACAGGCATCTGTTTCATTTTATCCTGTCTCGATTGTAAAGCCTTTTGTGCTTTTAGTCCTGTCATCTGTTGTTGCATTCTATCTGTATAAAACTTTCTAAATCCTAATAAGAATTGATTAACATTGTTAGGTAGCTCGCCTTGTTTAACCATTGCGTTTATGTACATCTGGAACATGGGCACAAAGTCTGTGTTCTGTCCTAACACACTTGATAAGTTCTGTGGCACACCATTCAATAAGGTTTCTAATTTTTCAATGCTGTTGTAAAACTGTTTTGTCTCGTCGTCGGTAAATTTAGCACTGCCCGATACATCTCTGTATGTGGCATTGTCAAAGAACACATCATTGCTTTTGGTGAATGAACTTACATCTGCTCCACCTGATGCTGTCATGTCTGCTAGTGTTTCGCCGTTGTATGTTGTGTGGAATATGATTCCTATTTTGGCTCTGTCTATCTGTTTGCCTAGGTCACCACCTTCTGGCACTGCGTATGTTATTGTGTTTGGTGTGAATGTTATGTGGGGCTTACTCTCAATGTTCTTTCTAGTGATGTCTTCGTCTCTGAATAACATGTCACCTTGGACCACACCTTGTATGTTTAATTTCTTTAGATGCACTAGACACTTCAACAGTTTCTGTCCCAGTTCGTCTGTGCCGTGATTGTTTGCTATGTCTTTCTTTGTGTAGTTTATCTTGGCCGCTTTTGCGAACACTGACTTTGTTCCTACGAAGAACTTGCCGTTGTCTGGGTTAGTCCCACAAACCACAGCAGGAGCACCATCCCACTTGACTGTGACACTCATTGCTTCTGAACTTGATCCTTTAAGTGTTAGCAGTAGTCCTCTGAAGTACTCTATAACTGCTTTGCCACCTTCATAACCGTCAGTGACCACTATGTCCTCTATGTGTTCGAGGTGTGTTCTTTTAAATTCTGTTAGTACATCTTCTATAAGCATATCAATATTTATGGTAATAATTTAAACTTAGATTCAACCTGTTGTCTGTTTAAATCATATGTTTTTCCATGCAGTGCAAGAGCAAGGCCTTTGTGAACATCATCATCTAGATTTAAAGGTGTGTCTATGTTATTTTTAATATCCTGCCAATAACCCAGTATTTTTGATTGGCTTGCTAACCACTTGTCATGTTCTTCCACTGTGTAATTGTACCCTATCTTTTTGAATTCGTCAACCGTGGCCTGTGAACTCTCATACATTACGGACCAATTGAACACTTTGGTAATTTTTGGTATTGTTTTAATTTCAGTGAAGTTATCATCATACAGTTTGTACATCCACTCTGCCACAGCAGATGCTATGGGTATTTTGCTGTTGTTTTTCCAAAGGTCAGTTTGCCATTCAATCCAAGAATCTCTCCAGCCATACTGAACTTCTGGTTCCTCGCCCAACTGTGCTAGGTTTTTGTGAAACCAATTTAGCAACAACACCTCACGATATTTGTCTATATTATTTTGTATGACTATATCGTCTTCTCTTATCATACCTTTGACATTGTTATAATTTTCTGTTATGACAACTTTTGTATTATCATTCTTCTTTGCTATGTGTAAAAAATTTATTATTTCATGATCCTCGGAGTGTGTACCTTTGTCATGATATGTTGTCATTCCGTCTAGGATTGTTCCTACAAGTTTTAAGCATATGTAACTGTTGTTTCCGCCTGACGGTGCTATAAAATATATCATGATATATAATCTTCCCTATCTCCTTCACGCACAAGATCCACAGAACAACAGTGCAACCCACCATCCCAAAAATATCTGTGCCTCAATGGTACTATGATAGGTTCTACTTTGTGTTTCTTCAAGAAGTCAAACACTTCTTTGTTGTATGATGATACCAGCATACAATCTTCAGATACACCAAGTGTGTTTATGTCAAACACTGTTTCTGCACAATAGCCAACCCAGTGATCGCACCAGTCGTTAATAAATTTATGCAGTTGTGGATTATCTTGCTCTCCGTCGATCCACCATCTACCATTAATCATATTCTTTTCCTGCGTCCATTTTGATTTGCTTAAGAGTATCGACCCCTGTTCACCTAGTTCTAGTCTATCCCATTTTGCAAGTAATTCTTTTTCCTGTGGAGGAGACTTTCCTACCCTCATGAATGCTCCTGGTTTAATAAAACTTATGATGCCGTCTGTGTGTCCTACTTCGTCTGTTTGTACTATTTCGTAGCCTTGCTGTTTCCATTTGTCTACTATATGATTGAACATGGGTCTGTCTGGATGTACAAACCCTTCTTCGCCGTCTGCAGGCATAATGATATGTTTGCCTAGTTTGATGCTGTTAGCCCCAGATATTAATTCATGTCCTTCGAAGGATGCACCACCTGGACCATACACCTCATTAAACAAATCTACAAGACAGTCTTCGTGTACAAAGTCTTTCATGTAATCATACACACCGTTGGTGTTTTGTTGATAACAGGTGTTACCTATTGTTAAAAATATATCACGTGGCTGTAAAGGCACATGAGGTACCTCATCTTTGTTTGTGAGTGTTTCTTTTTGCAATGGTGCAGGCTGAAACACTTTAACTCCTAGACTTTCTAATACTCTTTTAAACTCTGCCATGTCTTCGTTTGTTTCACGAAGTATCTTTTGCATGGGTGCTTTTATTTTTTCTTCAGTGATCCAATCAAACACATCCTCTGACAGGCTTTGTCCTATTGCTACTGCTGTAAGTTTTTGGAATGGTGAGTGTGTCGAGACCTTTATCTTTTCAGACATTAGTCCTCTTTGTATTCGCCGTCTTTGATTTTTAGTACGTTTTCTTTGACGTCTTTGTTCTCTTTGATACGTGCAACACCTCTGCTGAACTTGGATGCATCCATATTTTTTATTGCACTGTTGAATCTTTTTTCTAGTTTAAATGCTGTGTCTTGGTCAAAGTTTTCTCTGATGTATGTAAGCAGTCTAATCGCTGACTCAAGTATGTGTGAGGCTCTGCTTTCAACCACATCTTCTTTGTCACGTTTAAGTGGCATTGAACTTAATTCTTCTAATAAACTTTTGGTACGTTTTTGCATATATGGTATTTACTTCTCGTAACTCATCATTTAACTTTCCTGTAAACGAAATATTTACGTTTATTGCTGTCGTCCTTTATATCCAGTACTTTTAAGTTGAACATTCCTGCTAATTCTATAATAAATGGCACATTCCAAGCATAGAATTCTATCCATTTAGCTTCTGGCTTGTCGTGTTGTATTCCAGGATTTACTCTAAAGATGATCATGCCGTCTTCTTCTAACATATTAACACATTTAGATACTTCTGCAATAATTTTATTCTGTCCACCAAAGTTTATAGATCCAAGTGCAAGTATAACATCAAATTTTTCCATGGGTCTAAAGTCCAATAGATCTATTTGAAAGTCTGCATGATGATTATAAGGATCTAATCCTATAAGATTGTGTATTTTACCTTTGAATTCATTTGCTCCGCATCCAACATCAAGCACTGCTCTAGGATTAAGATCGTTCACTTGGTCTATTAATTGCAGTCCGGAGTGTTTCCACTTCTTCATGTCGGTCGGCCAGTGGTGAGCAAAATATCTGTGTAGACATTCTCTATCGATGTCTAGTGTATAATCAACAATAGTGTTGTGCGTTTTATCTAATGTTACATCAAATGTTTCTTTAATTAATTCACTTGTTATCTTAGACACATCGTTATTAGTTTTGGCTACTAATTCAGCAAAGATTTTCCTATTCATAAAATATATTATATAGTATTGTTGGTATTATTTCAAATCTTTTTTTTGATAGGTTTAGATAATATCTCTCTGGTCTGGTCTGACATAACACCTGTGATTACCAACATGGGTCTGGGCTTGTTGCTGGAGTTGGCTGTTGAGTGTGGCAGGTTCTGCCAGTCGAACTTATGTATATCACCTGTTCGCCATCTGTCGAACTGTTCGTTACCATACATTATGAATTGTCCTGGTTCCCAATCCTGCAACATTACCAT